CTGCCTACAGGGGTGCCGCAGATGAGCAAGCTGCAGCCCTAAGAGAGATACATAGGTGGGGCTACGGCTATCCTGAGTGGTTGAGAGGTGAGAAGTCTGGCGCAGATCCAAACGTCCCCTACTATGGACTAAAGGGCCTAGTTCGAAGGGCTGAGGAATGGCGAGCCCCCTCTATGGAAGAATATGTAGACGCCCTCAGGAGAGGTGGCGAACGCACTAAAGAATTACTCGGCGAGTACGTTAGTAGGATTCCTACAACCTCTACAGCACAGGCGGAGTATGCTAGATTTCTACGTGGCGCCGAGGAGACCTTTCGACCTGGTGGCTGGTCCTTTGAGCCATGGAGAGGTGGAGGGTACGCTGAAAGGAGGATAAGTGAGGAAGCGTTACCCCTAGCAATAGCCTCGTTGAGAGAGAAGGCCGCTTATGATAAGGAACGCCTAGCAGCTGAGCTACAAATGGCCGGAGTGGACGCCGAGACCGCAAAGGCTATAGCTGAAGCTGAGGCGATACCATTCTTACAGGAACAGGAGGCTAGAACTTCAGCCCTGCAGACTGCTGTAGGCCTACCCTCACGTGCTTACAGTCCGCCTTGGCCAGGAGTGCAGCCTGGTGCGGCTGGTAAAGCTGCTTTCTGGACCACCTTAGGAAGAGGTGTAGGTGACCTAGGTTATACATTAGGTATGCAATATGCACTTAGTGGTAACAGGGTACCATGGTCAACGCCTAACTATAATGAGACCAGGCTTGATCAACTAACCGAGGCGCAGACCGCTGGAGCCCTGTTTTAGGCAGTTGTTTTAGGAGGTAGTAGTTATGTATGATCCTACTTTGCAAGGTATAGTAGAGGGAAGGTTCGACCCTCAGTTTGCTAGACGTTTTATCGAGGGTATAATGGCTGGTCAACGTATTCAGGCCCTTAGAGAGGACTACCGATTAAGACGTGAGGAGATGGGTCAGCGCGAACGTCTACAAGAGCGCGAATGGGACTTCCTTACACGCCAGGCTAGAGAAAGACAAGAGTTCGAGAAGGAAATAGAGGAGGAGAGACGTAAAGCCCAATTCCAAATTGAGGAGTTGAGAGGTAAGCGTCAAAGGCGCTCGGATGTATTAGACCTTATGAGTAGAGGTTATGTGTTACATGAGCCTACGACACGCGAGGGTGTTGTTGAGGAGGACCTCGTCCCAGGCGGGTTTAGGACCCCTTATGGTACGTTAGAAAGGCTACCCCTAACACCTGAGCAACGGGCTGAATATAACCTAAGGATAAAGGGTCTGCAGACCAACTTAGAACTAGGTAGATTGGAGACGCAAAGACGTCTGGAGGCCTTAGATACTCAGATGACCTTAGATCTTTTACGTATGCAGGATATAGGTCACACGCAAGACGTTAGGTTGTTTACAGCTCTTTCTGAGGATCTACGTAGAATGCTGGCCGATGCTGGCGATATACGCCTAACCAGGGATCAAAGGAAGAAGTTGATGGAGGCCGCTCTAGGTGTAGCTGCTCGACTAGACGCTATATCTACGGAACTCGGCATAGGTGGCCCTAGTTATGTAGATTTGCTGGGAGAGCCTGTCGGCGAACAATCTGAATCTGGTCCAGGACGACTCGACTACCTAAAGAGCGTCTTTACTGGTAAGCCGCCCAACCAACCTGCGGTCGAGGCTTTAAGGAGTCCCACACAAGCATTTGCACAGCAAGCCTACCAACTTACCCACAACCGCTCTTTAACGCAGGACGGCGTTCCCAAGCCTCCAAAAATGGCTCCTCAGGACTACGAAGCCCTTCAGGTGGAGTATGCTATTAAGTTGCTAGAGTTGTATGAGAAGGCTAAGAAGGGTTCTATCGTAGACGTAGACACCTTAGAGTTAAGGCGACAACACCTCATAAACCAATTAAGAAAGAAGACGAGGGTTAAATAATGCCTGCAGGTGAGAAGTATCTTACGTTACTACTCAGACACCTAAGGGAGAGGGCTAGACGCCTAACCCCTCCTGAAGGTTTTGCGGAAGCACTCAGACGTTCTGAGAGGGAGATGACTAGGATGCCTAAGGGTATGCGACCCATCCCTAAAGGTATGCATCCTGAGCATCCATTATGGCAAGACTACTTAGAGGCAGAGGCTGAGCGTTTACGTCTCCAAGAGGAGTTGGATAAGGCAATCAACCCAGAGCAAAGGCGTCAACTAGAGCAATTAATATTCAAGGGCGAGCCTAAGAGAGGTCGACGTGCTATAGACTGGATCTACACAGTAACTCCTGAGGGGAAGGTTGAAGCCCTCCACCCTAAGACTAGGGAGCCTGCCCATCTTTACGTTATGAGAGAGGTGATAGGTATCCCTAGACCCTGGGAGTATAAGACCAGATTGACTGAGGGTGGTAAGGTTCAAGCCTACAGGGAGAGGCTACCTTTGGTAAGTCGAGCAAGGGCTAGACTTAAGGCTGCTGAGACTCGACGTAAAAGGGCTACAGAGATCGCCCAGGCCCTTAGAGAGATGAGGGTGCGACGTACCCCCGAGGGAGCCGTGGAGGAGCTAATACCTTCTGGTGAGAAGGTATGGCAGCACGCCGACAAGAGATTCTGGAGAGAGCTGGCTAAGAGTGCTAGGGCCAAGGATCCTAAGGAGTACTTTTTACGTTGGTGGGGTAAACGTCAGCAAGGTGGCGAGGGTTGGTACCAATCCAACCAAGCTAAGTTTAGACCTAGGGAGGCTATGGGTGTACGTAAGGCTGAGGAACGTCTAAGGGCGAGTCGTAAACCTATAGAGGAGCCTAGCGTTCTTACGAGCGAGAGGCGTGGTACTACGTTAACCCAAAGGGCTCAGCGTAGGCCTGTAATTAGAGAGGTCCGTCAGTTGTTGAAAGAGAAAGATGTTCCCGAGCCAGTTAAGATACATTTACAAAGATGGTTGTCGGAGATGCAGGAGGGTACGCACCCCTTAGATGCCTATAAGGAGGTTTTGAAGTATTTTAGAGAAGAAGAAGGTGCTGGTACGTTCGCACGTAAAGCTCAAGAGATTTTGATGAAGTATAGAAGGTTGATAGGATTGCCGGCCTTAGGGTTAGGTGCCCTAGGGTTAGAATTAACAAGACCTGATGAGGCTGAGGCTGCCTATATACCTAAAGGAATTCCTGAATATCTTAAGTCTAAACTTACAGAGGGTTTTCGTCGAGAGGGTTTACATGAACTGGCCAAATTTGTGTCTAAATTAGAAGGAGAACGGTTGCCCTCAGATTGGTTTGAGGATTTCCTGAATATCTTAGGTATAAACTTACAGGAGGATTATCTTATAAATCGTCATCCTTTTGTATCTCAAAGGGTTTATGACGCTATAAAAAGAGTTCTGAAGGAGGCTCGTATTCCTGAGGACTCAGTTCAAAGGTTTGGTAGGATATTAACAAAGCAAGATAGAGCCTTAGAGGCGTTCCGTAACTACTTCAAATCTCAGGGTAAGGACCAGATTTCCTGGGGTGAGTTGAAAGGTAAATTACCCTCGGCAAGCCATACGTTAAAAACAGAGGGTTTCCAACCTAGGGCTAAGGTAGCTTTGAGGGATATAGAGCAGGCGTTGAAGAGTCGTAGTCCTGAGGTCGTCGGCGAGTTTGGCGAGTGGACCCCTGAAGCTGTTGAGACTTGGCTTCCCGGTGAGGCTGACGAGGTGTTAAAGGTTAACCTTAGAAAAGGAGCCCGTGAGGATCCAGTTGAACAACTTCTTAACAAGGCGGTTGTCGAAGGTGCAGGTACGGCACATCCAGGTGGTCTCCTTTGGATACGTTATAAAGATGTTACCGTTCCTGATGGTAGGAAGGTCCGAGTTATCCATGAGATACAGTCGGATGTACAAAGGTATATAGAGGCGCTTATAAAAGACCTAAGGAACCTGCCATCCTTTAAAGTCTCGGAGAGTACGTCTAAAAAAGCTCTTAAGCGATTAGAACGATATCGTATAGACGCCCTAGCTACCCTTATAAAGGATGCTAAGGAGAAAGGGATAGATAGGGTATTCGTCCCCGATTTGTCGAGTATGCCAATCGGCTCGACTCAGTCTAAGGGTTTGTATGATGTTATGTATAAGAGGACGATGTCTAAGTTAGGCGGCTTTAAGAAAGACGAGCTTGTAGGGGCCCTTGATGAGACAGGGATGCCTATCGTTAGACCTACTTTAAGGCTACCGGAGGATCTGCCGGACAGGGACGCCCAACTCCTAAGGGACGTTTTTGAAGGCTTTCAGGAGGCTGGTGGAGTCATTACTCCAGAGACGAAGGAGGAGGTAGTCGATCATATCGTGAATGACCTCATAAGACCTCATTTTGAGGATAAATCAATCCCTCTTCGTAATACAGCACTTAGGTTCTACAAGCGCCTACTTAACGAGGGTATAACCTTTGAAGGCGTACCTAAGAAAGGCTACTGGCGTTCAACGACTATCGCCCTACCACTGGGTTTAGGGTTGGTCGTTGTAGACGAACGTGAGGCTAGAGCGGAGGAGCGTCCGCTTACGATGCAAGAACTAGTAGACCAGGGTATAGTAGAGCCGAAGGATATAGTACCACCTGAAGGGTTAGAGGAGAAGTCTGAGGTGGTCAAGCCTGGAGAGGCTACGTACCCCTTCGACCCGTTCCATCCTGAGCGCAAGCCTGTAGACGTCAAACAACTCTCTAGGACGATGAAGCAATACGTAACCCAACAGGAATTGGACAATATGTCCCTAAAGTACGGACTGGTGAAAGGTGTCACTGGTCCTATGTTCTTCACACCGGGTTATAAGGAGACTATGGACTTTACGAAGGAACGTCTTGAGGATATGTACAAACAACTAGGTATAGAACCTAAGCCCTACGTAGAACAGGCTGGAGAGATCATTGGTGAGTTTGCCCCTATAACTATGTTTATGGGTGCGGCTAGATGGACCATAGGTGCTTTACGCTGGTCTCCCAACTTCTGGAATAAGTTTATAACTACAGGAGCCTATGGAGCTGCCTACGAATGGGCTAAGGGAAGGGCTAAGACGCCGGAGGAGGTGGCTAAGGAGGCTGCTTTATGGGGTGGATTGGAAGTCTTGCCCTACGTACCTAAAGCTATATCGTTCCCTTTTCGGCTCGTTGGTAGATACATGAAAAATAGAGATAAGTTCGCTGATAGGATTATAAAGACAGCTTGGGAGGTTATAGAGGGTCAGAGAGGTGTAGGGCCTCTACGTATACCGCAACCTAAGGACTTTGGGAGGTTGATACGTCCCTGGATCGAAGACTTCGGCGAAACCTGGAGGGAGTGGTTGCAACCTGCTCTGTATCGTATGGAACCTAAGGTTAGGAGGATGTTTAGAGATTATTATCGCAACCTTGGGATACATAAGGAAGAGGCGCTTGGGTTGGCCGAACGTATAGTAACAGGTAAGAATTTAGAGAAGGGCATCGAACCCCTAAATAGTTACGAGCGTCAGAAGTTGTACGAGTACTTCGCCGAAAGGTTTAAGATCGCTAAGACCCCAACCCAGGCCTATAAGGAGTTGCGTCAACATGTAGAGGGTATAGCCTTTTGGTCTGAAAGGGCGCAGGCTAGAAGTAAGGTAGGCGTGTTAGCTGACTTACCTGCGGACCGTAGGGGACTAATTAAAAGGTACGCTAAGGATATAAATAAGTATATGACCCACTGGGGCCAGGAGGCTACGAAGGCAGGCTGGAAGAAAGTTAAGGGGCAAATACAACCTTTGATGTCTGTCTGGACCTTCCAACGTAATGCCGGTGCGTGGCTGGGTAGGTACTACAAAACTTTGGATGCGGAGACGGTTAAAAAGTTGGAAGATGTCCTTAGAACCCCTTTGACTGATAGGAATAGTTTCCGTAAAACGGAGATGTTACGACTAGATTTAAGTAGGTTTATGAGAAGGCACGACTTGTCGAAGGAAGCCAGAGAGGCCTTAGGTGAGGTAGTTGATGCTGGCGAGGTGGCCTATCAAAGTCTGGTGGATATTACTAGGGACGTCGAAACCGCGAGGTTGTTCCAGACTATTCATAATATGAAGAATGTGTTTAAAACACCTAGAGAGTTTAGGCAGGCTGTTAAGAATGTACCGACGTTCGACGGCAGTCGCTGGGTCAGGGTACCAGTAACCGAGGGGCCCTGGGCTAAATACGGCGTGCTTGAGGGTGGTTACCTACACAGGGATGTCTGGCTTGAACTCAAGTCGTTCATAGATCCTATACAGGAGAGTGTGCCGTTGTTGAGAGAGGCGATGCAGCTATGGAAGTTTGGTAAAGTGGTTGCTAGACCATCTACACACTTCAGAAATATGATGTCGAACGTCATCCTCAACCATCTAGGTGGTATGCCTTTATACAGCCCGCGTAGTCTTGAGAGCTATATAGAAGCACTAAGGGTTATACGTAACCCTGAGAAACATAAGGCTATGTGGGAGGAGATGAGAGACGTAGGCGTGTTCACCGGAGCCTTTGGTGCTGAGGAACTTAGGGCCCTAAAGGCCGTTAGGTTAGAAAACGTAAAGAACGTAGGTGAGTTGGTAGGCACCCTAACGTCCAAACTGGCTAGGAAGGGTGCACGTCTATATACTTTAGAGGAACACTGGGCTAAGGCAGCTAAGTACCTTCATAACGTTAAGTATAGAGGTATGTCTAGTGTTGAGGCTGCTGAGGATGCTGTTAAGTCTACCTTCCATTATGGGGAGATTACTCCGTTCATTAGAAGGGTGAGAACTAGCCCGTTAGGGTTTCCTTTCGTAACGTTTACCTATAAGGCTATACCTTATATTATGGAGACTACTATTCGAGCCCCCTGGCGTATAGCTGGTCTAATGAGCGCTTTGTGGTTAGGAGCCCAGGCGAGCTTGGAGACTTTAAACATTACGGATGAGGAGTGGAAAGACCTAAGGAAGAGGTTGCCCGGGTACGTTAAGAATGGCGCCTATTTACCGCTACCCTGGAGGGATAGTCAAGGTCGTCTACAACTCTTAGACCTAACTTACATACTTCCCTGGGGCGACTTCTATGAGGTGTTGAGGGCTGGTGGTGAGGAGGGTCGTCTAGGTATAGGTAGGTTTATATTTGCTAATCCGTTGTTCACGACAGCTTACGAGCTGGCCTTTAATAAGAATTATGCGGGCCAGCCAATTAGGCACGACTGGGAGCCGACCCCTATACAAGCTTTTAAGGTGTTCAACCATATCTGGAAGGCTGCAGTCCCCTCTATATTTATAGGTGGTTATGATTTCATGAAGGTCTACAACCTATTGTTTGAGGAGCAAAGGGAGTACGAACCTACCGCTAAGCAGGTACTTGCCAGTCAGTTTGGTTTGAAAACGTTTGCTAGGACAGAGGAACAAGTAGCTAGGGTTGATTATGCTAGGCGTCAAGAACAGGAACGTGAGTTGTGGTCCCAGGTGTATAGGGAGTATAGAGGGGGAGCCGGCCTCAGCGAGCGTGCTGTTAGGCGGGCCCAAGACCGGCTCCGTAGGATATGGGCTGTGGAGGACTAATTAGGTCTCCTTAGGATCTAACTCTCCTTAGGATTGAGTTCGATCTCACCTACTATGACTGTCTCACCATCTGATAGTGTTCTAGGTTCCGTGGGACGCCTAGGTGGCTCAAGGCGAGTCAACCCATAGAGCTCAACGATGAGCTTATCCTTCCTGTAATCCTTCTCGTGGAAGAACCATCTACCCGTTGCCCTAAGGTTACCTAGGGTTAGTTCAGCCTTTTCCTGGTTTCCTAACGTTCTAATTAAGTCGTTAAGAACCCCTAGCTGTTCGTTCTTAAGTGATAATACGTAACGTCTCATACCATTACCTCCTTTCCTTTCTTCTCTTTTTTGGTTGGGCAAGGTCGTCAACATCCTCCCCGCCTATATATTTATAAAATATAGGACTTCTACCTCTGTTACGCTGTTCCACCTCCCGTCTAACAAACCCGGCCTCGGTTAGGCTGCCTATGGCTTGCATAATATCTCCCTTGTGGATGCCTCTAGCTACGAGACCCCTCATCAAGTCGGTGTGCATAATTCTGCCCCGACGTTTAATCTTCTTAAGGACCGTCTCTAGGATCCAGCCAGTGGTTGAGGAGCTACGTTCTATGGTACCGAACAGTTGGAACATCTTCTCCTCAGTAGCCTCTAGGATGGCTAGGGCTTCCTTTAAATCCTCCAAGTGTATTTGTTGTCTACATTTGCTGGTGGATATAACAAGAGCCATCCTGAATAAATGGTCTGGTTTACGTTCCTGGTAGGCCGCACGCTTCTCCTCGTGGCTCTTGTAGGGATAGAACTCGTTGTCATACCAGTTATCGAACCACTCGCCAGCCTCTTCAGTCGGAGGCATCTCCCCTTTAACCTTGTGGAGCTCTATCAACTCCTTAACCAGCTCGTCCCTGAGCTCACTACATAAGGGTGTAGGTGTCGACACTGGTCCTGTTGGGAAGTCTCTGCATACGTAAATACATCTAGCTACGAAGCCACCTGAGAACATAACGTCCGGCATCCCAAACAACCAAGAGGGAGCCGAGGCCCAGAGGGCTGAGAGGCCTACGTTACGTAACGTAGTAGTCCCTCTACCTATAGTCTCGGAGGACCATATGTCCGGGCAATCCGCCAATCTGGTTATTAAGGGAATAAGGCCTGCATGGTAGTCCCGTTTGTCTATAAACGTAGACAACTCGGGAGCTATTATTATAGCCGTACTGTCTAGTACCTCAGGAACTATCTTTTGCTTATCACCCTTCTTAAGGAGCTTGGGACGTTCGCGTCTTAGTGCCTCTACAAGTGCCTCAGGTGTTATACTTTCACTAATAATTTTCGTTTGACCTGTTTCCCTTAGTATGCGTTGACCTATTGATATAGCCGTTGTCTTTTTACAGATGCCAGTAGGGCTGGTCAGCACGGTGATCATCGCCGGATATACCTTATAGGTCCCCCTGGGTACGTAGACGTTACGTCCAAGATTGGCTCCTAGTATAGTTAGACCAGTAAATAGATGGAACTCGAAAGGTATTTCGTTCCTATACTTTTCAGGTAGTTTGAGGCTGTCGGAGCCGGCGGCATAACAAACATATTTTCTTATCCATCCTTCTTTTGGAATGAGCTCTCGGTACCGCATAACTCCTCCTGTGTAGCGTACCTTTTATGTACCTTAGCAAGTGGGAGGCTCGCCTGTAGGTAGAATTTTAACGTTTTAATGTTCTCCAGGGTTAGTATTATAGCCTTCTCGTCGAGTTCTACGGTTGGTGACCATGTACCTAAACCTCTAACGTTCTGTGTTATACGTAAGTTGTGTAAAGCTGCTTTAATAGGCTTACAGGTGTCTATACTTGTCATACGTGGTAAAGGAATATAAGAGCGAATATATTTAATTTCCTCTATGGTAGTCATACCTAGAAAGTGGTGCCAGATGTCGTACTCTAGTCTTAACTTTCTAAGGAGGTCTATACGGTTCTCTAAAAATGTTATGCATATAGGTTCGAAGCCCTCATTTACTAGCCATTTGTAGTAATTAATCATCTCGTTTACATTTTTACCGTGCACTACGGCTCCTATTCTATACAGTCCATTCCATCTCGCCTGTTCTCTAAAGGCCGTGGTCAACTCGTAGGATTTAATAGAGTCGCCCATAACGTCCGGGGCTATTATATAGGGTTGTTCAGACGTAGTCACTAAGGACTTAGCTGTTTTGATAAGTTCCTCGTTGTTTATAGCTACGCCTTGTTCGTACATCCCGTTGTCCAGTATGACCCTTTTGCCAGCGAGAACCTGAAGTTTGTAGTGTTCTATATATTCCTTTTTCTCTCTTACGTAGGGAGCTATACAGAAACCTATGTCCTCCTGAAGGTAAAAGTGTTGTAAGTGTTTATAGGGTATCTCCATAGATAACAGTATTTGTTGTTCTACGCTCATCTACACCTCCAATTCCTTCAAATCTCTCCAGTTGTAACCATATTCAAAACTTACCTTAAAGCTCATGTTTTTGAGTTGCGGTATAGGTCGCTCCATCACCTCCTTCATTAACTTAGCATATTTGTATACGTCCTCCTCAGGACATTGAATTAATATAGAGTCGTGAACTGATAACAACAGGTCGGCCTCGGGATACTTCTCCTCTAGTAAGTGGGATAAACGTATCAAAGAGCTAAGGGTGACGTCAGCCGCGGCCGATTGAACTGGGAAGTTGAGAGCTTGACCGGTAATGTTGCCTCTTAGAAAATAACGAATGCGTCCGAAGGCGGATCGTAGAAACCCATCACTCTTAGCTTTACGTTGTAAAGTCTTCCTAAAGGTGTCTAGTCCGGGGTAGTTACCTAAAACTATATCTACATACTTCTGAGCCTTCCATTTTGGGATGCCAAACTTGAGGGCTATGGAACCGGTTGTTCTCCCATAGATTAAACCAAAGACTATGCTCTTACCCTCAAGGTATTGTTGGTCAGTATAATTAGGCCCGTGTAACAACGTAGTAACCTCCTTATGAATGTGTTTGTAGAAGGCGTCGTGTATCATTTTCTCGTCGTTTGCTAAAATAGCTGCTACGGCAAACTCCAACCTGTCGTAGTCAGCCTGTAGTAATACCTTACCCTCATCAGGTATGAATATATGTCTACGTTTTTTGTTAACGTTCTGCATGTTAGGCTTCTCGGAGTTTAACCTACCGGTCTCGGTACCAGATGGACCGAACCTAGCGTGGATACGTCCGTTGAACAAATTACTTTTTATAGTACGCAACCACTTTTGGATTGTGTTCTTTTTACGATAGTCTAGGATGGCTGCTACTACGGGACTTTCTGTATTCTTATAGAGACGTTCCAAGTGGTCCTCGTCTGTAGAGGCTTGCCTACCTAAACCTAGGGCGACGAACATCTCGTTAAGTTGTTTAGGAGAGCGAATGTTAACATTATACTTGTCAAAATGGTCCCATATTTGGTCTGCCTCTTTACTTACCTCCTCTAGTTGTTCGTCTAACATTTGCTCGTTTACCTTTATACCTGTTAAGGTCATCCCGCTACAGACGTGGACAAGCGGGAAAACGATCTCCTTTAGGACGTCTGAGGTTCCCTCCTGTTTAACTTCCTTAGACAGTTTGACGTAGTTCTGGTAGGTAGTGTCCGCATCAAAGCAGCAGTAGGTAATCCTATCGTTTCTGTCTAGAGAGGTCCGCATGCTCTTGTAGTAGGGGTAGTCGGTATGTAGAGAATTACAAAACGCTAGGGATTTAGGCCAGTGGGGTACCAAGCTGTACTGGGCTAGAGAGGTATCAAAGTCAGCCTTTATCTTTATGTTCATACGTCTGAGGAAGGTAACGTCGAACGTAGCATTATGAGCTGTTTTGTAGGCGTCGTTCTCTAATACCTCTTTAGCTAGGTCGCGTTCGTACCTATTGTCGAAGTCGAAATGTATAGCTTTACCTTCGGCATAGGAGCACGCCATACCAGTAATATGACCTCTTACTGGGTCTAGGGCGTCCTTCTCTTCCATACCAACGGTCTCGATGTCGAACGCATAACATTTTGATAGCTTACCTAACACCTCATCTCTAGGAATATGACTTGCCTCTACGTAATCCGTCTTAGGTGGCTGCCAACCCTCCAGAGCCAACCTGTTGGCTTTCTCTAGGTCGTAAACGGTTATATCGTAATACTGCCATTGTTGTTGGATGAAGCGAGGGTGTACTATTGGGATGACTATATAGTCGTTGTATTGAAATGGATACCCTCTATATTTAGTTATGCTCGTGTGACCAGTAAAATGTTGTAGAACCGGAGCCCCGCAGGCAATAATTACCTTTAGGTTAGGCATCCTCCTAAATAGCCTTTCGGTGTGTACGTGGCACGCCTCCATTTCCTCTAGAGTAGGGGCTCTGTTATTAGGCGGACGGCACCTAACCACATTATCAATCATTATATAGGGTTTGTATATAACCTTAAAAAACCTTTTTTTGGCGTATACCTCAAACAGCCATTCGTTGTCACCTGTTATAGTGTTTTGAGTGTACGTCTTATTAGACAGGCCGGCGTCTGCCAGCAGGCGGTGTAGAAGGGCTCCTGTGTCACCACAAAACGGTATACCCTTCTGGTCCTCAGTGGCCCCGGGTCCCATACCTAACAAACATATTGGGCTGTTAAGGTTGCCTCTAGCTGGGACTACCTTTGTACGTTCCACACATAATTTACATTTGTTACATTCGTTCATCGTGTCCTCCTTTTCAACCACTTGTAAAGGGTTCCTCGACTTACGCCTAGACGAACGGCTGCCTTATCCAAGTTCCCAGCCTCCTTTATAATTTGCATAACGTCCAGGCCATCTCGCTCTAGGTTCTCTAAGATTCTTGGTTTGTTAGGGCCGCCTCTGGGTCGCATCTTTATTCCTAGTTGTCGCAACTCTCTGTAGAGAGTTGGGGGTTTCATATGTAGGTGGCGAGCCATTTGGCTTATAGACATCTTGCAATCATAATAAAGGTATTCGAGTTGTTCCTTCCTCTCGTCCATTTACGCCTCCGATTTAATTTGAATAGGTCGTAAAATACCGTAGGCTGCTTTGATATGTTTGGGTAACTCGTTGCCTTTCTCCCGTCCATTTACGCCTCCAAGGTTGTATCGTAGAATATGACGACAGATTGCAACAGCCTCCTCGTTAGTCAAAATGATCTGGGCTTTGATTTTGTCGGAGTTTGCGTGGAACTCCGTTAAGATCCAATCGTCGTCAATTAGTCTGATTTCATACCTAGGTTTCATTTCGACCTCCTTAATCAACCTAAATTAACCTAAATCAACCTAAATCAACCTAAGGCTGTTTCGTACTCGTCAATTAACATCTGTATATAGTGTCTAGCCTTACGCAAGTCTTGTAGTCGGTGTTTACGAGAACGGCTTTTATGTTTATACCTACAAATGTATTTGACTACATTACCCTCCCGAAAGCCGAGTTGTTGGTCGACTATAAAGTCTATAACTTCTATCTTACCCTTTTTGTAGTATTTCATTTTAAACCCCCCAAAAAAGGGTTATGGAGCCCCTTCCAGCAACCCGAATTCTGCAGTGGCCGCACATCGGACGGGTACACCCCCAACGCCACACTCTCCCGGCTAGTCGGGGCTCCGTACAACCTAATAAAACCTATTAAACATTCCTAAGGAACTCTTCTTTTATAGAACGACTGTAGGCAAACGAGCCACGTAGGATTGTCATACGTACTGGTGAGTGGGTACGTACACCTCTACACTGCATACATTGGTGACGTGCTTCTGTATGTACGCCGCAACCCTCCGGTTCTAGGTGGTCCATAATCTCATCGGCTAGGAGACGGGTATAGGTCTCCTGTAGAATACAACCTTTAGCTAGGTAGTCCATTAGACGGATAGGTTTGGAGAGGCCTACGACTCTACTGGAGCGTGGGATGTAACTCGCACAGACTCTTATGCCTACCCTCTCGAGGTGGTGTGGACACCTAGTCCAGACGGTGTGAGATGGCCAGGTGATCATACCGTCGAAAGGTTCCTCCTCAAACTCGCTGATTTCGAAGTCGTCGGCTATGAAGTCGTCCAACAGAGCTCTGGCACACCTGTTAGGGGTGTCTCTAAAGTTTAGGTCGTTGTCAGGGGCGCCTAGCGCGTCTAGTATGTCGGCGAAGGCGTCCTCTAACTTGTTGAGTATTTTCTTCTTTCCCTCTTTCGTTAGGTTTTCTAAAACCAGACGTCCTTTTTCCATTCGTTCATCCTTTCCTTTTATAGTTTGTTATAGTTTGTTATAGTTTGTTATTACTGCCAGCCGAACACCTTATGCCATTGGAGAGAGAGTTTCCATCCCTCCCTCAGGTAGGGTTCGCAGAGCTCAAGGTTTTCTTTTATACGTACTAGATAGGGTTTACGTCCACCTGGATCTATTGGTTGTACGAACTTATGGGCCGCGGTGTCAAGGTTACGTAGTTGGTGTACCCATTTACTATAGGTTGGAATTAAGACCTTCCACTCGTTAACCTTATCGAGGTTCGTTAGGTCCATAATCTCCTTAGGGGAGCAGGATATATAGGTTCGTGGAAGGTCTGGTATGGGCTCTACTCCGTTTGTTTCTACGTACACCTTATGGCCTTTGTCTAAAAGGGTTTGTACGAGCTTACGTAGTAAAGGATGTATAGTAGGCTCGCCACCTGTAATACATATACACTTTAGCTCTGATCTGCTTGCTAGGCTGACAAGTTCCTCAACCGCATACTCCAATCTGGTTCTGTGGTCGGTGTCGCAAAACGAACACTTTAGGTTACACCCTGCTAGTCTTATAAAAAACATAGGGGTGAACGCATGTCTACCTTCTCCTTGGTAGCTTTCGAACGTCTCGGCTACTGGTATAATTTTGGTCATCTTTCTCCCTCCTCTTGAGTTTAACCCCTCGCTCTGAATTCGGCGTAGGTGTGGTCGGTCTCCCATAAACGAACACGTTTAAGTATGTGTTCGAGGTGTACATGTAGTTCTCCCCAGATCCACCTGCAAAGGAATTCAGCGGTTGGGTAGGTATTAGTAGAGTCGTTGAGATAGGTGTGGTCAACCTTTTCTACGACACCTTCTACGATTTGTTTAAGCTCCTTAAAGTCTATTATCATACCGTATGAAGGGTCGTGTCTGTTATAGTTAGGATGACCCTCCACCTCCACTAGGAGTCTGTAGGTATGCCCGTGGAGATTTTTACACTTACCTGTGTGCATCGACAGCTTGTGGGCGGCGTGGAACGTCGTCATATAACCTAAAACAGTTTTCATCTTTTACCTCCTTTTTTTATATGTAACCCTTTTCCTCTAAGGCTAACCATGTTCGTTTGACAGCTTCCTCCTTTCCAAGGGCATTGCAGGGACAGTTGTCTGTAAAAAGAAGTCCAACAAAGGTTCTACATACCAAGCAGACTTCTCTTGGTAAGATGGAGACAGGAATTTCTTCTTCATCTGTGATCGTAGAAGGAATGCTCCTGGGAGCAACGTACAGGTTAGGTCCGAAGGTTGTCTGTCCTGGGCACTTGAAACACGCCTTCGGAGATTCGAGTAATTTGATAATCCTTTTGGCATGGTCGTCTTTAGTGTATTTACATTTCACTGTAGTCCTCCTTAATCTAATATCTTATTCAAGGCATCTCAAGCCAAACCAGTATATTTCCTACACACAAAATATCATCAGTGCTAAGCCACAAATGTTTACACACTTGACACTCATGGCTCCTGTTCATATGCGGAATCAGGAGGTTGGGATCGGTATCAGGGTATTTGAGCGATGCGCTCATCCATTCCTTAATTTTCATCTTACTTCCACACATCGAACATATGACTGGTCTTGGTACTTCCTTCATCTTTTAGTCGACTCGAGTGACTGGTCAGCTAGGTATTTTTCGGAAGGCACTGTTTATTAAAACATGACCATTGATTGTAATTATATCCAATGTATCGGTCTCATTCTGCTGAAAAAACCGATACTCAAGGTCCGGGTTGTCCTGTTGCATTCGCTTAAGATTTACCTTTAGTTCCTCAACATTTTCTTCAGTTAAATTTCTTAATTCTCCCATTTCAACTCCTTTCGGTTTATTGTATTTTATTTAAGGTATCCCTTCTCTTCAAGGGCTATCCATGTACGTTTAACAGCCTCCTCCTTACCAAGCGCTAGACACGGACAAGAGTCTGTAATAGGGACCTTTATAAATGTCTTGCATAGGCGGCATACCTTAGCCATAACGCCCTCTGCCTCTGGATTACGTGCTAAGGGTATAGGTCTGTTTCTAGGCTTGAACTTACGGGTTACTGGACACCCACAGCATTCCGAACTCTCAAACATCCTAATAAGTCTCTTAGCGTGTATGTCTGGGTTGTAGGTTAGTATACGGGTACGCTTACGTCGGTACATACCATATCCCTCCAATCGCAGTCGATTTGACCTCTTTTGTGTTTGGTTTCTACCAGTTCTACTGGTCGTTGTTCCTTATAACATATCTCACACATATACCTGAGGTTGAGCTCTATTGAACTGGCAGAGGGTCTAGTAGATATCTTACCTGAAGGGCTTATATATAGTTTGGGACGAATAGGCGTATTACAAATACTCCCGTCGTCAAGTCTTATCTTACACAACGGGTAGTTCTTACCCCTACACATGTTTTTTATATGTGTTCTCGTTTGACCTCTGTACATAGCTACCTCCTTTTTTCAACTATTTAGTCGTTCCAACCCTCCAGTTCGAAGCCGCAGGTAGGGCAGAACCGAATGTCCTTATCTACAAGGTCGGCAAACCCGCATTCCTTACACAGCCTTCTAACTTTTCTCGACTTACGCAGCTCATGTAAACGGAGTTTGTGATATGTATCCTCGTCAAATTCTGAAGGGTTGTCTAAGTTGTACATGCTAATGTCTATAATTTCCTCCAGGTTTTCGTTTTCGTTTTCGTTTTCGAGATTTAGGTCTATTTCAGGCTCAGACATTTTACGGCCTCCTTTTTATCCTTTTTATCCTTTTCACCCAGACGAATTTTACGCCACAAAGTCTTAGGTGTCTCACGTTCCCAAACTTCGCGTAAGGCTTTTTGAAGGGGTTGTAGAGGTATACCTTTAGAGTTTTAATACCTAAGAAGGACCTACCTGTCAGTGTTCCGAGACTAAGTAGTAATTTCATAATGGTCTCCTTCTATAGCGAGTTTGTATGAGTTTGTGTGAGTTTGTATAAGTTTGTATAAGTTTGTGTGAGGGTGTCCTTTTTGTATGTTAAAGGTTTTAGGTGACCCGGCACCCTAACCTAACTTGCCTGGGTCGACCCTCCGTAACTAGTATGAAGGGAACGCCATAACACAATTAGATAGGGTGCCGGTAACTTTTAATTCTTAGGTTTTTAGTCCTTATGGTACCTTACGATCCTTGCCCTATCCCTATACTCAGCCTCACCTGGTTCAACCTCAGTCTCGCAGGTGAAGGTGGCGCCTACGCACGCCTCGGCAAGGTTCCTTAGTATCTCTTTGACCTCTTCAGTCTCACCCTCCAGTTCGACCTCATCGTTTACGCAGGCTTCGTAGAGTTGGGCGAACCTGAAGGCGGCGCCGGACAGCTCACCGTCCTCGTTAATAAGGATGTAGTTTTCAAACAAACGACGGTTTTGCTGCTCACCGTCTAAGATTTTATGTTCGCCACTAAACCCCCAGGAGCCGGATTGGAATTCGGTCTCCTCCAGTTTGACTACCTCGCAGTGGTAGACGCCGTCCGGAACCGGGGTGCCTTGGGCCAAATCTTTCAACTTAGTACGAATTACAGCCATACCTTATTCCTCCTTTCCTTCTTCTTAGTGTAGGTTTTTACGTAGATAAAGGGAGATTTGGATATCTTGCTCACCTCCTTTCTGTAGTGGTTGAACGTACCGTGTACGGCCTGTGGGTTTATTGTACAGGGTACGTTTGTGTTGGGTAGAGCTTCGATGACCTCAATTGCCGTTAGTATTGCTGCTGTTAGGTCGGTATGTGCCGAGTAACTTCGATCTAAGTCGTTCGATGTTCTTAAGTCCGTCATCAACGCTCACCTCCTCTTGTAGTTCTAAAATTGTTTCCCCTCCAGCTTGATTTACTCGGTTACCAGCCATTAGGACGCCATCCGAGGTTGTTAGTATTTTACGTTCCACTTTGTCAATTATTAAACGTTTGCCGCCGTCGACAACCTTCTTACGTTGCTTAGGCGGTAGAAGGTAGAAGACGTGGTCACACCTGCCAGGCATCTCCTGGGCAAAGGTGTAACGACCTATAACGTTAGGGTACGTCATAACCACCTTCTCCTCCTGGTCCTCGACGTACATATCCGTAGAGGTGTAGATAATGTTCAACCACGGGAAGTCATATTTAAGTTTTTCAACGAGCTGCCTCATCTGTTCGATTGCTTCACCGTAGGTCTTTCTGGAGTCTTTGTAGGACTTCTGGACTCTGAGGAAGACGTACCCCATGTGTGTGAGGTCGTCCACCACGCACGTATTTTTCTTCCCCTTCAATTTGGTTATTTCTGGGAAGACGTCTACACAATAATCCCAGGGTTTTTTAGGGTCTACGATGAAGGCGTCGATGGGGCGTACGCTTTTCAAACCATCTGGGTCGAACGACAACACAAAGGTGTTTTGTTTGCCGAATAAAAGACAGGCTAGGGTTGTCTTACCTGCCTTACTGGGTCCCATTAGTAAGATTATGTGACGGTCTGAGGCACCATCATAGGTTTGTAACTTAGGCATTTAACGATTCCTCCTTTCCCTCAAGAGCTTCCTAAACATACTCAGTAAAGCTCCTAGAGTTAGTAGCATTAGTACTATTAATATTAAGAGTACGATACATTTCGCCACGTCTCAAGTCTCCTCGTCAGTTTTGTTAGCTTTGGTTGGTTCTAAGTGGTAGTGTTAGTTGTACTTCGGGGGGTACGACGTAGACGCAAAAGTCAGGCTCCTCTACACAGCTTTTATATAAACAAGCTATTTTGAACGTCCTACCTAACAGGGAGCGTCGTACCCATTTTACATAGTCCTCGTGTTCTATGTTGAACACAAAGACTAGGGTGTCACCTATCAACTTACACTCTTGTAACTTGTTGACTTTGTCCGCGTAACGTACGTAGCTAGGGTTCAAAAGGTCTACTAGGCACGCTCCTGGTAATAAGGAGCGTCTGCCTAATATTACCAAGGTTCTAGGTATGAAGTGGTTCTTACGTAGGAGCGTGTATAGCTGGTACACGTCCTGATGTATGTTTTCTATAGTTAACATCTCAAACCTCCTTAATCCTTTTTACGTTAAGATTTTCGAGGTTGTTAGTGTCTTACGTTAAGGTTAAAGAGTGATTTTGGAGGTGGGCCTACCCATCTTTACTTCCTCATACAATTGAAGCGTAGCGTCATTTTCACCATGCCAGCAGAGTTGTACGTAGGGGCAGGTAGACCTAGTTGTATGACAGTGATAGTGGTTCCTATCGTAAACGTTTGTCTGGATTGCTTTTGCAATTCGTTCAGCTTTATGTACGGCGAAGTCGTACCATTTTTGGATACGGTTGGAGTTCATAACTACCTTATCACGTTCCGCACGCGGTTGGCGGGTTTTAACCCCATAGTTAACGATCACCAGCTCGATGGGCTCCTTTAGACTACCTTCACCTACCCAGGCAAACCCGTCAACTTGTGGGCTGTGTGTAATAGACCTACTGTAGGTGGACCCGTAGCCTGAGGTGGACTTGTGTTCTATTAGAGCTAAACGTTTATAACTGTCTTTGGTTCGACCGATAGCGTCTATAGTAGCCTCGTAGACCACTTTCAGACCTTTACGGTCTATTAACGCTCTACTCAGCTCTTGTTCGACTGAGATTATGTCGACATCAGGGTCTTCTGGGTACTTGGTAAAGTAGGCTCTGAGGAGTCCAAGGGCTGTCTCGTAGACCTCCTGAGAGAACGAATTCTCCTCCGCATAATTACGCATATGTTTAGTTGCGTCATTAAACCTATCCTGTAAGTTTTTGTTTTTATTGATAGGGTGGAGTAAGACTTTCATACCCTCGTGGTACAACGATCCTATTGAGTAGTAATCCGGCCTCTCCTTGAGTTGACGACTGCGAACCACACCGTGGTAAAACTTGGTTTCGCAGTCGCAAAAGTAGTTGAGTGCTGTGTTACGTAGTTGTATTTTCACCTTTCGTTTTCCTCCATTTCAGATAGTAGAATTTAGAGTGTTCGTTCCGTTCTTTCCAACAGTTTATTAGGTTGTTAAGGGTCGACAACAATAGGTCCGCGTCGAGACGCTCTCTAGGCGTAAGGGTCCTAAAGTCCTGTAGCTGAACCCTCATAGCCATTAAAAGACCCTTTTCCCAGTTTCTCTGTCTAGCCCATAGTTGTTTTGTGGTAGGCATGACATCTCCCTTTCGTTTTGTTTCGTTTTGTTTCGTTTTGTTTCGTTTTGTTTCGTTTTGTTTCGTTTTGTTTCGTTTTGTTTCGTTAGGAACGGGAGGCCGACCTTTTTTAACCTTTTTTAACCTTTTTTAACTTAGGTTGTAGGTCGGCCTCCCTTTAGGTTTTAGGGTGGTTAGGACAGAGGACCGTAGAGCTCTACGTACCGCTTGTGCTCCTCTATAATCTTCTGGAGCTTTCTGCGGCGTTTCTCTTGATAGCTCTTCCTTTGTTTCTTAACGAGCTCAGCGTACTCCGGATCCTCTTGCATCCGTTTCTTCATCCGTTCGTATTGTTTTTTGTAGGCGCCGGACTCCTTTTGCCGTTTCCTACGCTCCTCCTCCCTTTGCTTGTAGACGCGCAGTTCCTTATTCTCTTGTAGAATGCGCTCGATCTCCTCCGGGGAGTACTTCTTCTTTGCCATATGGTCTCACCTCCTTTCCTGTTGTATTTAGACTCATTATGTCCCCCCTCCTCTTACTTTGGAGACGCTTCCAAAGATTGTCGAGAAGGACTTGAGGGCAAATTGGAATAATAATGTCGTCTTTATAGGTTTGTATATGTTCTAGTAGAAATTTGTTCATTCCGTTAAAGAACTCCTTGAGGTCTTTTTAGGTATTTGTTAGGAGTAACATAGCGGTACTGAGAGACGCCCTTTGGGCCTGTGTAAGGTGGTCTATCGTTCTTTGTTGTTCTCTTATAACAGACTTAAGGTCTAAGAGTTTTGTACGTAGTTCGTTCACCTCGTGGTCCTTCTGACCAAGTTCAAACTCTTTAAAGATTAGGTCCTCTTTAAGACGTTTAACTTGCTCCTCTAACATCTTTTTTGTTATGTACATTTTTATTCCCTCCTCCCTAATCTTTTCAACTTGAATTTTTTTTTGTTTTGATGTAGGCGTAGACGTAGCAACCATTCACACTTCTTGCTCTTATAACAGAGGGAAGAGAACATCTCATTTAGCTACATTCCGAGGCCGGTTTATGTCTACGCCCACACTGTTATTTCTCTAAAACATAATAAAGGGTTGTTAGGAATAGAATAGTTATACCTACAGGCCATAGCCAACTTAGGTGGTGTAAAACTATACCCAAAAAGGCTTTACCTAGGCTAGTACAGTAGATTTGGTTTATTAGGTTCATCTTTACCTCTAACGTTTTTCGTTTATACAGATTTCGCTTATATGGACTAGATGACCGTACAGACCAACTTTTCCATATAAAACCTCGTTGTCTATAGGAAGTCCTAAGAGACCTGAGCGGACGGCATAGGTCAGACAAGCTGGGTTTCCTTCACAATACATCCAAGACTCACCAGCAACTCGGTCCCACCAGTCCTCTACTAAGAACTCCGAACCTCCGAAGTCCTTGAACTGTGGGTGGACAACCTCTTGTTTGATTCTTACCTTCTTACCAGCAAACTTACTTGGTTCGGGGTGTATGTGGTTCATCTTTACCTCCATATAAGGTTTACTTTTAGGTTACATACTTAATAGGATCCTGTAGGTTAGCCTCTCTAAAACCCTTCAACCTAATTCGACAACTCTCACACTTACCACAGGCGAGTGGTTCACCCTTATTTATGGCTTGTGGGTTGTAACAACTCCAGGTTTCAGAGTAGTCTACGTTTAGGCTACGACCCAGTTTGATGATAGCTGCCTTTTGATAGGAGATTAAGGGAGTGTGGACGTAAATGCCAGGGTCGTCTACAGCTAACCTTAGGGTGTTGGTTACGTTTTGTATAAACTCAGGTTTACAATCTGGATAACCGGAGTAGTCTACGTTGTTGACACCTATAAAGTAGTGCTTGATACCCTGTGGGTATCCGTAGGCTAACATATGACTTAGAAAGATTAGGTTACGTCCGGCTGTAAACGTACTAGGTAACCTTTTGTCCCTAGCAAACTGAGAGCGTTGGTTGACACTTATTTGGTGGTCTGTAAGACTACTTCTAGTGTATAAGGGTAAACGTAATAGTTTGAAAGGAACGTTTTGGCTCTTGGCCTGTTGAGAGGCTTTCAACAACTCTACTAAATGTCTCTGGTTGTAGTTAAACCCTACTGCAGTACAGTTGTAGGTCTGTTTAGCTACAGCTAAACACGTAGAGCTGTCTAGACCTCCTGACAACAGGACTAAGGCCTTTCTGGTTTTAGTGTTAGACATACTTTAATTCTCCTTTCCAATTAAAGTGTTTTTGGCTGGGTTTAATCCGAGAGTGGTCAACTTAAGTTGTTTGTAGAATCCATGGACGTATTCGCTTAAAGCAAACAGTACTAAAGGGACGTGAATACCTGTATGTCGGTAGAACTTATACAGAACCTCGTTAGAAGGCTTCCAGAGGACGCCGTCAATCTGTTCTATATAGGTCCAGTCCTCATAGTAGGTTAGGTTGTAGTTAGCATAAAGAGCTAAGTCATATCGTTTAAGGATGACTTTAAGTATTCGGTAGGCTTCGTCTACCTGTTCAAGATAGTTTGGCAGGTTTGCTGGATAGGGGTGTCCTTGTGGTATCTCAACAGGGTTTAGTTTGTCTTTAATTTCTTGTAGAATGGATTCCTCGAGCTGTGGTTGCATACTTACTCACCTCCTTTCTTTAGTTAGGTTAGGTTTAGTTAGGTTTAGTTAGGTTAGCTTTAGCTATGTTAGGGTAAATTATATAATATTTTAAGATTTATTTCAATTATAAAAATTTAGAATGATTTCAAAAGGTTAGCTTTAGCTATTAAAAAACTTAATAATTTCAATTAGTTATAAAAATTTTTAACTTTAGTTAATAATTTCAAAGGGTTAGCTTTAGCTAAAAAACTTAATGATTTCAATAACTTACAAAGTGATAACTCACTTTAGTATCATACCAAAAAATCCTAAATAATTTCAAAGGTTTACAAACTGATATTTTTAAACTGATACCTTTACTTATATACTTAGATATAAATTTATTATTACCGTTTTTATATATAAGTATATATATTTATGTATATATATAAAAGTATCAGTTTCAAAATATCACTTTGTAACTTATTGATTTTATTACGAAATTTCAGATATGATACTAAACTGATTTATCACTTTGTAACCTTTTGATTTTATTAAGTTTTTAATTACATATAAATTACATATAATTACATATAACTACGTACAAATTACATACAAACTATATATAAACTACATACTAATTATATACAAATTACGTATAATTATAAGGGCTGGAACCTAAAAACCTAAAAAACCTAAAGGTTAGGACGTTTTAACGTTTTAACGTTTTAACGTTTTAACGTCAGGGAATGGTTAAACATTATAGGTTAAAGATTGCGGACCTTGTTAGGTACGTAAACGTAATAAAAATAAAAAAAAGGATAAGTGGACCCTAATTGGATCCACCTATCCTCCGTTAGGGATGTACATTAGTCCAACTTACCATACTTCTCCCTGTAGACCCTAACCTCCTCCCTAATTCGTTTGATGTTTTCGTTCCTTTTTCTATTATAGTCGGAACGTCTTGTCTTATTGATCAACTCATTAACGCAAAGAATGTAAACACCATCCTTTCCGTAATGTTTGATCAGGGACTTAAGGGTAGGGAATTTTTGGGTAATGTGTTCTCTATAGTTCATATTTGTCACCTCCTTTCATTTAATTTTGACATATATTATAATATTTTTGAAAATAATAAAACCATCAATTTATATAATAATTCCAATAACTTACATAAACCTATCTAAAATCTAATAATTTCAATAACTTACCTACCACCTAATATATAACCATATGTTTATAGGCCTATTAGGCCTATCAATCTGATTAGACCTATCAAACATACCAGATTGGTAGGTTTTGTAAAAACTTTACTTACTACACACCCCCCTCAAAAATCAAAACGTCGTCGCGTATAAGACCCTTTCTCTATACATACAGGGTGGCTGGTGAGAGTTGTAACTACCTAAAAACCTAACTACCTAGGGACCTAAGGACGCCTTACCGGTGAGAGTTGTAAGTGATCAGTGAGAGTTGTAAATGACTTGCCCTAACAATCCTTAATATTATATAATAAACCTAAATCGAAACTTCTAAGTTTAAGGTGTTCACATCATATGGAACCGTTAACCTTTATAGATTATGAGGTTTTAAATCTGAGGTTGTTGGATGGCTTATCTATTAGGCAGATTAGTAGGCGGACTGGTCTAACGACTCAATATATACGTAAACTCCTCAACAGAGAGGAGGTTAAAAGGCTTACGCAGGAGGCCCAGCGAGAGGTGGCTGGTCAGCTTAAGAACTTGGTGGGCTTGGCTACTGAGAAACTACGTGAGTGTCTGTTGTCTAGTAATAAGAACGTAGTCCTATTGGCTGTTGAGAAGGTTTACCGAACCCAGGGTATGTTTAAAGACGTCGTCGAGGGCAGGCTTACAGCTGAAGATGTGGTTAAGGAGCTCCTTAAGGATCAGCGTGAAAGGACTGTAGGGGAGGCTAAGCGTCAAATGGTTGAAAAGCATAACGTTAGGAATATGGATGTTTTCGACCAATCCGACAACAAAACGTTTCACTAACTAAACTAGCTCAACCAGCCCTGCTGTCTATAACGACCCTAACAGCCCTGATCCTAACAACCCTAATATCTGACTAACTAAGTTATATATGTGGCAGGCGACGATACGTATCTTTAGGAACATCTTTAACGGGTTAAATGGTGAGTACGTACTCCAAAGGGTGTTTGAGGAGCGTTATGGACATATTTGTACAAAACTGGATAGGTTAGAACAAGCTTTGTACGGTAGACCTAACAACAACCCTGGGATACTTGAGATGGTTATAAGAATGGATGAGAGGTTGAAAAGGATAGAAAGTATAGGTATGAATAAAAATTGGAACGTTAGGAACGTTAGGAAGAGTGAAGAAGTTAGATTGGAGTAAAATTATACACAAACCGGAGGAGTTCGACGATCCCGATCTAAAAGGCTCCTATGTTTATATGAGTCCTAGGACTATCCTAATCTGCCATTGGTTGAGGAAGACGACCGGTTGGCCGATGATATTCCATAACAAATACGGTCTACATGGTTGTGTTTGCATGTCGAGAGGCCACCATACCCCTAACTCTTATCATAACTACGACCATCCTGAGGGTTGTTCGGCCGTTGACTTTCATTTTGTAACGGACACGGATCCACGCATCCAAGCTTGGCACGTCATTCGCTCCGGTTTCAAAGGCATAGGCATCTACCAAAACGTTTGGAAGTGGAACAATAGAACACTTAGGATAGGGTTCCATGGAGACTTGAGGAAACACTTTCAAATTTGGAAACTCGACCCAACCATAAACGATTATGTATATCTACTAAGATAGAGGTTGAAAATGAACTTACTTAAGTTGTTAGGCGCCGACCCAATCGGAATGGCTGAAGGGATAGCAAACGTCATAGACAAGTTTGTCGAAACTCCCGAGGAGAAGGCAGCTGCTGAAATAATTAGGACGAAAATCCAGCAAAAGCCGGATGAATGGCAAGCTAAAATAAACCAAATCGAGGCAGCCCATAGGTCTATATTTGTAGCCGGCTGGCGTCCCTTCATAGGCTGGATTTGTGGCATCGGTCTAACCTGGGCTTTTATAGGACAACCTGTCGTTGAGGTAGTACTTAAGTGTACCGATGTGTTTATAGAAATGCCTGACATAAATACCAGCGAGCTTTTGACGTTAGTATTCGCCCTCCTAGGGTTGTCAGGAGTTCGTACCTACGAGAAGAAGCACGGTTTGACTAAATAACTAACCTAAGTTAAAGAATGAGACCTTGTGATAACGTAATACAAACATTATTCCAAATTGCCAACAAGCAAGCAGTCACCGTAGACTTCATTCTAAACAATCCGCAACGTAAGTACAGCGCCCAGGCAACCAGTAGAGATATAATCCTAAAGGCACGACGTGAAGGCTTTAGTAGCTATACGTTGGCAGAGTTCACCGTAGCCTGTATGTCAGAACAAAATACAGCAGCCGTTATTATGAGCCATGAGGGAGAGGCGACTGAGCGTCACCTAGCCAGAGTGCATTTCTACTTAAAACATTTAAAGGGTCCCGCGCCCGTCCTAAAACGTGAAGCTAAAAACTTCTTAAGTTTCCCTAAAACAGACAGTACGTTTTACATAGGCACCGCAGGTGGTAAGACGTTCGGCCGAGGAGATACTATTACCCACCTACACCTATCAGAGGCTGCATTCTACGAACAACCTAAGAATGTGATAGGTGGCGCACTACAGGCAGCCAGTCACGCGAAACGTATAGTAATCGAAAGCACCGCAAACGGTCACAACTGGTTCAAACGTTTATGTGATAAAGCTCAAAGGGGTAGAGGGCAATTCAAACTACACTTTTTTGCTTGGTTCGACGATCCTGACAACCGTTTACTCCTAAAAGGTAACGAGATATTTGACGAGGACGACTGGCAACTAAAAGAAACCTTTGGTTTGACTACAGAACAGTTGAAATGGTACGTAGCCAAACGCGAGGAGTTTATGGAGACCGAAGATGACATCGAAGGCCTAAGGTTGTTCAAACAAGAGTACCCTTGTACACCTGAGGAGGCCTTCCAAGCATCCGGTGCTCCCTACATAGGCCAGTTTAACTATGAGGAATTGGAACCTATCGAGGTGGAGGGAAAGCTTAAAGTTTACGAACAACCGAGAGAGGAGGGTAGGTACGTACTAGGTGCAGACATTAGCGCAGGCATAGGGCAAGATTACACAGTAGTTATTGTATTCGACCTCGAAAGGCTGCGCCAAGTAGCTATATATAGAGATTGCTGGACCACTCCTGAGTCTGCTGCCCACGTAATAGCTCGGGTAGGTAGGAAGTTCAACGACGCCTACGCCGTACCCGAGCTAAACAACCACGGTATTTTAACCGTTGAGGTTTTGAAACGTATATATCCTGTTAATAAGATTTATAGACGCATAACTCCAGATGCCAAGACCCCTTATGATAAGAAGAAAAACACACTAGGGTTCCTAACGACTGAGAAGTCTAAGTTCCATCTAACGAACACCCTTAAGCTTTATTTACGTCGTGGAATGATAATTGTAGACAAACAGACGATACATGAGTTGAGGTGCCTAGAGGAGGTTGATGGCAAACTACAGGCCCCCGAGGGTGAGTTTGACGACTGCGCAATGGCTGCTGGCCTGGCGTGCGTAGGCATTAAAAAACTAGTTAGGGATCCTATCAAACCTCCCCCAGATAGAAAGGTTAGGGTTGACTACACCAAACCTATTTTACCCTGGGCTAATCTGGACGAGGTCACGCAAGACAGTTATGAGGTGCTAGGATGGCGTTAAGAGGAGAAGCTGAAGAGGTTAGAAAATGGAAGGCTAGATTGGAGTTTGCGATGGCTGAGCGCCAGCAGGTCGAGCGCGACTGGTCCAGAATCATCCGTCAATATGAGATACAATACGAAACAGACACCAAACAAGTTAGAGTCAACCTAACATTCCCAAGTGTTAAAATTCTAATGAGAAGCGCAGCAAGCTCTAATCCTTATATATACGTAAACCCGACTCGACCTGAGTATGTTTTAAGCGCAGACGTACTCGAGTTTCTGTTGAACGACCACTGGCGAGCTCAAAACCGTAAAAGAATACTGAGGAGGATAGTCTTAGACACTATTCTACTGAAGGTAGGATACGGGTTGACTCACTTAAAACCTGACCCCGAGACGGGAGAATACACTACATGGCTGACCAGAGTATCTCCAGCCCATTTGTGGAAGGATGGTGCCCTCGACGTAGCTGACAGTTACTACGTAATACGCAAAGTAGTTATGCCTTGGTCTAAGGCTAGGAAGATGTGGCCGAAGGCCGACCTACCTCCAGCATCTCCTCACGAAATCTACGGGGACCTGGACCGAGCAACCGGTTGGATATTCTCCCACTTAGAGGAACCTGAGGAGTTACACGATGACGAAATGGCTAGGTGTATCGTATACGAAGTACACAACCAACTAGAGGGCGAGATAAGTGTGTTCCATCTACAATATGACCGCTATCTAGTCAAACCTAGGCCAAGTCCTTATCCAACCCAGTCGTTGTTTACCCAACTACAGTTTAACGAAAAGGTATTCCAACACTATGGTATTAGCGACCTCGAACCAGTCGAGCGCCAACAGGACGAACTGGATACAATTCGTGACCAGATGAGGACACACAACCGTAGGTTTAACCGCAAATACATAACTGCTAAGGATAACATAGACGCTAAGAATAAAAAACGTTTAGAAAGTCAGGAGGATGGAACCGTCGTCGAGGCCAACGACCCAGATGCCTTTAAACCTATTGAGGACGCCCCACTCTCAGGTGATGTGTATGCGTACCACGCAGCTATTAAAGAGGACTATAGAGAAATCCTGGGTATAAATGAATATGATAGGGCGGGTGCCGTGCCTCGTACAAAAACCGCCTACGAGACAGAACAAATAGTTAGAGGTACGATGGAGCGTAGAGGTGAGAAGGCAGACCTAACGAACGACTTCATCTGCGAGGTAAGTCGTAAAGACATCGCCCTAATGAAGAAGTTTTATGACGAACCTAGGGTAGTAAGGTTGTTAGGCCCACAAGGCCGTTTTTGGAGACAGGTAACCCAAGAGGATTTGCAAGGTGTACACCGAGTGACAGTACAGGCTGGCTCCACAGCACCTAGGAACGAAAGCGCGGACTTCCAAAAAGGTGTGCTGATTTACCAACTATTTGGCAACGATCCTAACTTCGACCCGATAGTATTAAGGGATATATGTACAAGATTAATGAACATTCCCTTCAGGACCAAGTTGTTACGACAACAACCCTTAGCACAAGAGGCTGCCCAGACGCAAGGCGGCGGGACGCAATTACCAAATATGGCTCCGTACGGTGTGAACCCTATGTCGCAAAGGTTGCCAAGTCCGCAGAGGATGGCTGAGTTGTTGAGGAGTCCTGAGGTAGCTCGGCTAGGACAAATTTGAGAGGTGTAAGGTGAGTCATACGGGTACATACGTACTAAGAGGTAAGAAACTAATTAAGATTAGTGATAGGGTTAAGGGTCCGTTGACATTTTCAGACGTAACATTCAAACAACCTTTTATAACAACCGACTTAACAGGCTACCCTATAGAGGTCAAAAGCGCACGACATAAGAAGAGGTTGATGGAGATGTTCAACGTACGCGAACCTGTGGATAGTAAGGATGTAGCAAAGAACACCTCCAATAGGCTTAAGTTTAAACCCACAAATAAAAGGGAGTTCGTAGCAAACCATTTGAAAAGGTTGGGCGTAACCAAAAGTAAGTTAAGGATTAAAATGTACAACAGACCCCTAGAGGATGTTAGGGATCCTATAGATAGAAAGGTTTTGAAAGGTGCCCTATCACATACGTAAAAAAGGAAGCAAATGGTGACTTATTCGAGAGGATGGCTCCGTGAAGAGCTGTCACTCGACTAAACAAAAAGCACGCATTAGTGCGAGTTACGCAACTCGCGGTGAGAGATATGCAAAAATACTGAGAGGAGGTAAACAAAATGTCAGGAGATGAAGGCGTAAAAGGCGGTACCGACCAGGGAGATAAAGCCGGCTCCCAATCGGGCGCAGGAAAAGGTGCACCTGATACCGTAAATCAGGGAGGCGAGGGAGGAGAGAGTAAGACCTTTACCCAGGAGCAGGTCAACGAGATCGTAAGTAGAAGGGTTAATGAGATTAATAAGAAGTATGAACCCATGGAACGATCTCATAAGATTCTGCAAAATATGATGACTGACCCGGAGTTCCGCCAGTGGCTAGAAGACAAGTCCTCCGGCAAGCAGACAGGTGAGTCTAAAAAAGAGGGAGCCGATCCCAACGAAATCTTCCAAACACTCACCCAAAAGGATCCGGAGCTTGCACCCGTAATCAAGAAGCTCGTGGATGCTATGGTTGAGGAGAGAGTAGGGCCTATACAAAACGTTGCTATGAAGGCAGACGCCACGGCCAGCAACGCGAGTATTAAGGCTGAGGTACGTGATATGGAGGAGGCTGTCGACGAGGAGGGCAACCTTTTGTACCCGTGGATGCTCGAGCAGGAGTTTAAGAATGACATGGCTGACATTATGGAACAACAGCGAGCCTTTACGCTCGCGGATGCCTACGACATCGCGGCTGCTGCTCGTATTCGACAGGGTAAGCAACCACCTGCCGTTAAACGTACTCAACTACGTAGGCAAAAGAAGGAGGCTGAGTTGTTAGAAAGCGATGAACACGGTAGTGGTACCGGTGCCGGAGGGAAGGCTACCGAGTCAAAGCCTAAAGTCTTCAAGAGCTTCGAGGAGTGTTTTGACGCTGTGGCGAGCGAACGAGGTTGGTTCAAATAGTTAGAATAGTTAGAATAGTTAGAATAGTTAGAATAACTAGTTGAAGGAGGTGAATGTAGGTGGATACAACAGAAACTAGAACGTTCGACGAAATCGTAAGCACGACCTTAGACGCCTACATGCCAACTCTGGTAGACAACATTCATAAGTCATGCCCAGCGTTCTGGGAGTTCAAGAGAAAAGGGTGTTACGTGCAAGCCACACCTGGCGTTCAGATCGTAGAGCCGTTGATGTATGGTAAGAATACTACGATTGCCGGCTATAGTCGTTATGAGGTTATAGACGTCACGCCACAGGAAGGTATCACCGCGGCCCTGTATCCTTGGACTCAAGTTGCTGGTAGTGTAACTATAGATGGTCTGTCAGAATGGCAGAACTCTGGTAGAAATAGGGTCGTTAACCTATTAGCAGCAAAGATTACCCAACTGGAGCTCTCTTTTATAGAGGCATTCTGCGGGTACTTGTTCGGGGCTGGTAAGTACAACAGCTCTCAATCGTCAAAGGTGCCTGGTGGTCTCCTAGCGTTCGTGAGCGAGACGCCTAATAATTACGACGTTGGGTCGATCGACACAAGCGCTGATACCTGGTGGCAGAATAAGGTTGCTGGTAACGGTGGTACGACTTGGACGTGGACCACTCACGCCAGTACTGGCGTCACGGCAGCCGACCCTACTGGCGTTGCCAAAATGAGAGAGTTGTACAACAACTGCTCTAAAAGGGCAGGCGGCGCGCCAGACATTGGGCTGTGCTCTCAAAAATTATATGAGAACTACGAGGCCCACTTGTCCCCTTTTAAGAGGTTTCAGGATGACGCAGCAGCCCAGGCTGGTTTCGACAACCTTAAATATAGAGGTTTGACGTTGTACTGGGATGAACAGTTTGCTACAGCATCCGTTACAAACCCTAGTACAACTTGCGGCCTGGTCTTCATAAACTCCAAGTTTATTAAGATGAGGTATGCCGCTGGTAAGAACTTCAGTCGGACGCCTTTCGTCCGTCCCGCAAACCAGGATGCTAAGACTGCCTTGGTCCTGTGGTACGGCAACATGACTTGCTCCAATAGAGGCAAGTTAGGTGTTATGGCTGACGCTGACCTCACCGAAGTTACCTAGTAGGTGAGACCATTTAAAAGGAGGTGACAATATGGAAATTAGTAGCTTGACCAAGGGTCCGGAGAAGGTGTTTATCGTCGTACGGAACGATGATGGTGCATCGATCGCCGAGGGAGTTCCTTTGGAGTGGAAGGCCGATGGGACCCGAGACGGCGTCGACGTCCAAAAATGTCAAACAGCAGCTCAGGCTACTTCGCTGTGTGCGGGTTGCGCTCATATAAGTGCTGCAGACCAGCAATACTTTATGGCGCAGTGTTACGGGTATGATGATGACGCCGTATGTTACGCTCACG